ATTTTGGCTAGAAAATATTTAGCTGTAATGCATTATATAGCAAGTCCCCCCTTCCCCCCTTGGGGCCCTTCGGCTGGCCTAGTATACTTAGGCAACTACTTAGGACTTACCACTTAGGTGTGTACTTAGGAGGGTGGATATAGAGGAGGTGCTTTAACCATTCTCACCCATTCCATACACTATCTAGCCTTTTCCAGCCCTCCTTATGTAGCTTCTTATGCTCACTACTTAGGCTAGCCCCTTGGTATACTTAGGCTCACAGCCAGTTGCTACTATATGTTGCCTAGCGGCAACGAGTACTATTAGTCTGCCTATATAAGTATGTGTAAGCTTATATGCATGTAATGCTATTTAGCTTTATATATATGCTGTTGCTTATGCTTTTATATTATATATGTTTCTCTTTACATTGGTTGGTGTTGTCTGTAAGCTTGTGTTCATGGTTTGAGAGGCAGCCTTGTTGGCTACTCCTTACCTAGACCTACCGAGAGTTAAGCGCCTCGCAAGCTGCTTGTAAAACAGGTTGAAAGAAATGTTTGACATAAGAACTGAAAGCTGTATGATATTCGAGGTTAGCAAGGAAGTTAGCCAGCAACTTAAACAAGGAGCTTGACAGTAACAATCAGCTATGATTAAATAGCTACACACTAGCAGCACGGGAGCTGCTTAAGACAAGCCCCAGTCTTTAAACAAGTGGCTAGCCTCATGGAATGAGGAGCAACTACGAACTAGCTAGCATAGAGAGTCATGTCTCTACCTACTATGTCATAATAATATTTATATTAGAGAGCATTAGCTTATGTTAGTGCTCTTTTAAATATAGTTATTATCTTTACTGCCCTTAGTATACTGCTTCGCAGCAAGCTACTTGTCTCTACTGTATATTATTCATAAGGTTTATTAATAAGAATAAACAACTTATGGTATGCTTATCGCTGTAAGCGTATACTTAGTAGCTGTTAGGTATACTACTATATACTAGATTTTTAGCGTTTTGTCAACAATTAATTGAGGGAAAGTTATGTTAAGTATTAAAAGAAGTGGTGGGGGTCTTTATTGGCATGTCATGTACAACAATACAATGATGGATTGTTGTGCTACTAAGCGTGAAGCTATAGCGTGCCTGGAAGCGTATAAGAAGTATGAGGGGGTGGCATGAAACGACTACTAACAACTGAAGTGAGCAGGCTGGACGCTGCGATACTTATCACCATGCTGTCGTTCTTTGTTTTGGTAGCATCAATAGAAATAATGTAAGGGGAACACCATGAAGACAATGAACTTGGCAGTGTATAAGCATAGTGCTGAACGGTATAACAACAGCTTTAAGCGTAATCATCTAGCCTATTGGGAGAAGATACACATTAGAATGTGTAACAGGCTTGGTATGCCAAGTCTCCTAATAGAGTAACGAGAGTTAGTAGTGAGAGTTAACGAAGATAAGGAATGCTGAGAGGCGTCATTTACATTAGAAATATATTTAACATGTACGAGAGGGCCTCTTAGAGCACGTCTAAGGGGCTTTCTCTGTTTAGCTAGGGCAATGTATAGGTAACGTCTTATAGAGGCTTATAAGAAGAGCTACGAGCTTGTAGCTTTTCTCATAAACTTTTATAACGGTAGGAAATAATATGACAACACCAATTGAACACATGTTTGAAGGCAGATCAATTAGAACAGTAGACCAAGGGGGAGAGGTTTGGTTCATCGCTAAAGATGTAGCAACCACACTTGGATATGCCAACCCAGCCAAGGCGATTAGAGACCATTGCAAAGGGGGGTCTGTGGTAGACTCCCCTACAGCGGGAGGAATCCAGACTGTTAAAATAATCCCAGAGGCTGACGTACACAGGCTAACAATTAGGAGCAGACTGCCTAGCGCTGAGCGGTTTCAAGACTGGGTGTGTGAGGAGGTCATCCCATCCATACGTAAGACAGGCAGCTATGGACAACCAGCACTGAATGACAACCTACTTGCTGCTATGGCTAATCCAGCTCAGGCAATGCAGCTACTAGGGGCCAGCATACAAGCACATGAGCAGACACAGCAACAACTTGCAGCAGTGGAAGGCGTCAATGCTACATTGGTGGAAGGCATTGAGGTGTTAGAGGAGGAGAAAGCAGAGCTAATCCCTAAGGCAGAGTTTGCTGATAGGGTGGTAGAGTCTGAGCAGAGCCTATCTGTAGGGGATGCTGCTCAAGTGTTGGACACAGGGCAGAACAAGCTATACGCCTTCCTTCGGGAGATTGGGTGGGTGTTAAAGCATAAGTCTCAGAATAGACCTACACAAACAGCTGTTAATGCTGGGTATGTAGAGCGTAAGGTTAGTGAGTATTTCAACCCACGTACCAGTGTGATTAATCAAACCATCTCTACTCTTATCAAACCAAAAGGCTTAGCCAAGTTGGATAGGATGATGAATTCATAGGAGAACAACATGAGTGACAAAGACCACGACCTACTAAAGCATCACGTAGAAAGCATAGCCAACTCTCTCACCTATCCAGATGAAGATGAGTTGAATACAGAGAATGATGATGATGAACCATATACAGCTATGGACTATGTGTTTGACGCCTTAGACATTGAATACTACATTGGCTCTGATGGTGGATATAGAGGGGCTAGGTTGTTGGTTGCCTGTGGTGGGCCTAATATCTGGGTGGATGTGAAGACTAACCGTGTTGAAGGCCATTGGTGGGGGGATAGTTATTCCTGCACCTTCGATGACAATATGGACTTAGACAATGCATGTAGAGAACTATGGGAGTGTAGATAATGAGATATTATACTTATGAGACTGATTTCTATCCAGCGTATGTAGATTTAGGTGCTGCTGGGGACTGTGAGATTGATGTGCATGTGTCAGTAGAGATAGACTACCAAGACATCATCGATGAAATGGGGGATGATGTCTGGGACTATGTTGAGGTTGAAGACCACATCATTAACAACCACACAGACTATATGCAAGGCATTGTTGAGAGTGCCTGTACTGGTGGCCTAGAGGACTTAGTTGATTGCCTTGTACAGCGTTACAAGGAGAATGGGGAAGAAGCTGAACTACAACACATGATAAAGGCTGCTACTAAGGCCATACATGAGCTTAATGATGTTGAACAAGGGGAACTACTATGAGCTATAGTTTTACAGGGTGTTTGTGGGGTGTAGATGTAGAAGTAGAAGGTGAGTTTTGTCCGGGAGAAGCACAAACATTTGATAGTCCCGGCTTTCCTCCCTCCTTTGAAGTGTATAAAGTGGTACATGCTGGGGAAGAAGTGTGGCCCAATGAGCATGACATTGATGAGTTGGTAGACCAAGCTTTTGAAGCCGCTACTAATGATATAGATGAGTATTATAGTGAACAGGCTGCTGAACGGGACTTTTGATAAGTTATGAGATGCTGACAGCCACAATTACTAGGAGAAAATATTATGAAGGTTGAATGTGAGAATGCAGTGCAGTTTATGAACGTAGTGGAGAGTAGTGTGAAGAAGGGGCTGCTATTTAAAGCCTACTTTAAGACACTCACCATTGAATATACAGGAGGTTACTAATGAAAAATGATGCAGGAGAAGACACGTCTATGTCTGTAGATGAGACGTTAGAACAGAGAGGGAAACGCTATGGTACGTTTGTGAAGCACGCAGAGCTCTCTCAGAGGCTTTTACGTACTATCAATACACACGCTATACTAAATGACAAAAAGCTCTTAGATGTACACACAGAGGCTCTCTCGATGATCTGTCATAAGATTGCTAGGATAGTTAATGGTGATCCTAATTATGATGATAGTTGGAGAGACATTGCTGGCTATGCTACGTTAGTTGAGAAACATATTAATGGGGAGGACGTATGACAAGCCTAATGGAAGCCCTAAAGCCTGACGCTATCATCAAGCTAGTGGCAACAGACCTAATGGAAGCTTATGAGTTTGCTGAGGATTGGGGAGATAGGGATGCGTTAAAGAAGGTGATAAAGCTATACACCACACCTGCTGAATATAGACTATTTAAGGAGTTGTACATTGAAAGCTGAATATATTGAACATTTAGGGTCGGATTTATTAGTAGTGAATGCTGCTAGGGTGAGTATGGACAAGGAGAGTGAGTATGAGGTTGGTTTCTGTGATGATCACATCCTACCTGAGAAGGACAAGAAGCTCCTATCCTACTTAGCCAAACACAACCACTGGACTCCCTTCTCACACCCACAGATATGTATGAGAGAAACTGTCCCTATCTTTGTTGCAAGACAGCGTTTCAAGCACATGGTAGGCTTCACTTACAATGAAGTGAGTCGGCGTTATGTAGACACGCCTCCTGAGCTGTTTACTCCTGAGCAGTGGCGGCTACGTCCTGATGGTAGCATTAAGCAGGGCAGTGGTGGTCTCCTGTTTGATGATGTAGCAGTGAATGAGGAAGTTCATTATGCCAGTGAGGCCGCCTTGAACGCTTATGATACCCTACTTCATGAGGGAGTAGCACCAGAACAAGCACGTATGGTGTTGCCTCAATCTATGTACACGTCCTATTACGTAACAGGCTCTCTCTCAGCATGGGCTAGAGCTTATAAGCAACGTATTGATAGTCATGCTCAAGTGGAGATACAGGACTTAGCTAAGCAATGGCATGAAGTGATAAGCCCCCTTTTCCCTGAGTGCTGGGAGGTGTTGACCAAATGAGCTATGTATGTAAATGTACAGGACGTAATGTGGGAAGTGTGTTTCATGATCAAATGGAGTTTTTACAGGCTGGAGATGTGGAGGTAGGCACTAGACAGGCTGAGGAATTGGCTTCCGACCTTGTGGAAGAGGAGTACCAAGAGTTTAGTAATGAGTGGCTGTACTTTAGTGAGTTAGCCCCTAATCAGATTAATATTATTAAGGAAGCACTAGACCTAATGTATGTGACAGCACAATACCTAAACGTTACCCTTGGCCCCGACAAGGCTAAGCAGGCATGGGACATGCTACATGCTAACAATATGAGTAAGTGTACTAATGGCAAGCTTGTTAAGCGTGAGGATGGTAAGGTGTTGAAGCCTGAAGGCTATAAGAAGTTGGACTTGACAAGTGTGTTATAATGAGAAATAAAGAGATGCAGACTTATCTAATTAACAGGAGAAAATATTTTGACAGTAGAAGAGTTGATAGAGTTCTTAAAGGAGCAGCCACAAGACCTCAAGGTGGCTTATTGTTGCTGTAGTGAGCAGGTACTAATGGATTCAACTGATATAGGAATAGTTGAACTTTGTAAGCCACGGGCAGATGGTTGGATACAGAACAAGAGGCCAGATAAGGAGACACAAGACTATCTATTGTTCCCAGGAAACTAAGGAGATAACATGAGCCAATGCATTACCAAAATGAGCCATAGCTGCGGCTCACGTAATGGGCTGCAAGTGTTTGCTGATGAGGATGGTAGCTTAACAGGCTACTGTTTCTCATGTGCAACATATGTGCATGACCCACTAGGGAAGGGCAAGAGCGTAAGCGACATCCCCCCAGCTAAACGCCTTACTAAGACGAAGGAGGAAATAGAAGAGGAGATAGCTGAAATAGGTGAGTGTAAGGCTGTAGACCTTAAGGACAGGAAGCTTAGGGCAACAGCCCTCTCCCACTATGGCATAAAGATAGGTTTTACTGACGGAGCTGACAAGCCCCCCACCTTCCACTACTACCCCTACACATTAAATGGAGAACTTAAAGCATATAAGGCACGACTCATTGAAGGTAAGAAGATGTGGAGTGTTGGAGATCAGAAAGATGTTGACCTGTTTGGCTGGGAACAAGCTAAGGCTACAGGTGCTAAGCGTCTAATCATTACAGAGGGAGAGCTAGATGCTGTAGCCCTCTATACAATATTGCAGAGGTTTACTAAGGAGAGTTATGTAGATTACATGCCTGCTGTATGTAGCTTGCCTCATGGGGCTGGTGCTGCTGGCAAAGACCTGTCTAAGCTCATGCCTAAGATTAGGAAACACTTTAAGGAAATAAGTTTCTGCTTTGATCAGGATGAGGCTGGTGAAAAGGCTATAGAGGCTGCTTGCACCGTTGTTCCTGATGCCACAGTAATCACTCTACCATGCAAAGATGCCAATGCTTGCATACTAGAGGGGAAAGGCAAGGCTGCCTTTGCTGCCACACAGTTCAATGCTCAGAAGCCTAAGAACACTAGCCTAGTGTATGGTGAGGACTTGCATGAGGAGGCTAGAGAGCAGGCTAAGTATGGTGAGCTTACATGGCCTTGGGAACATCTGAATGACACCACCAGAGGTATACGCTTTGGAGAAACCATATACATTGGTGCTGGCGTAAAAATGGGAAAGAGTGAGCTGTTGAATGCACTAGGTGCTCACTTCATCAAGAAGCATGGTACACAAGTGTTTATGGCTAAGCCTGAAGAAGCTAATAAGAAGACTTACAAATTGTTAGCAGGCAAGATGGAGGGACATGTCTTTCACGACCCTAAGATTGAGTTTGATTATGATGCTTATGACAGGGCTGGGAAGATGATGAAGGGGAAGTTGGCAATGGTGAATCTCTTCCAGCACTTAGGTTTTGAAACACTTAAGGCAGACATCTACTCTGCTGTAAGTTGGGGAGCTAAGGCAATCTTCATAGATCCAATTACGAATTTAACTAACGGTATGGCTAGTGCTGATGCTAACGTTAAGCTACAAGAATATGCTCAAGAGTTAGCTGCTATGGCCTTAGACTTAAACGTTGTCATCTTCATCTTCTGCCACCTTAAGTCACCTCCACAAGGTGATGACCATGAGCATGGTGGAGCTGTATTGTCTTCTCAGTTTGCAGGCTCTAGGGCTATGATGAGAAGTTGTAACCTAATGATTGGCTTAGAAGGGGATAAGAGTCCTGACTTAAGCTTAGAGGAGAAGAATATGAGACAGATGGTATTGCTAGAAGATAGAGAGTTTGGACAGACAGGACGCTTCCCCATCTACTGGGACGCTAACACATCACTATTTAACGAGGCTTAGTATGAACAACTACAAATTTGAAGCTGGAGACATCATTGCCTTCTCACATGGGGAGTATAGTGACTATATTATCCAAGGCATATTCAAGGCAACCATGAGTATAGACCTTGCTGTATTGCTTGAGCGTTACAATGAGAAGGAAGCCAAGAAAAACAGGGGGATGAGCTTCATAGGCTGGCTAAACAAACAGCAGCTCATTGAAGAGATTCTGTACAGAGAAGTCTGGACAGGTGCGTATGGTGAAACGACTGTGGCGGACTATTAATATGAACGTAGTAGAGCAGATAGAAGAGATGTATGAGGCTAAGTATGATGACTTAGTACGTATATATAAGAGTAGGGCTGGTGCTAATGATGTAGAGGATGTTGTACAGGAAGGCTTCTATCGTGCCCTGCTATACAAGGACAGCTTCAATCCAACATACATTAGCCTGTCCAATTGGCTAACCTCCATCCTCAACAACTGTCTAAGGGACATGCTTAGAGAGAAGAGAGATGGGGCTATGATGCATGACAGTGAACATGAACCCACCATTGATGATAGATGTCCCTCTGATACAGAGCTAGAGGCTAAGATATTGAAGGACATAGAGGGGAAGAGTGGTAACACTAGACAAATATTGTGGCTCTACTTCATCATGGGCTGCAAGGCTGACGAGATACATCAAACAGTGGGGGGTAGTTATAGTAGTGTCACTACCATCTGTGAGAGGTTTAAGGGAGAGTGTCAAGAGAAGTATGGGCACTTGATGAGGGACTAGGTATGCGTATAGCTGTCTTTGATGTAGAAGGAGATGGGCTACAGCCTACAAAGATATGGTGTTTGAGTAAGCAGGAGGGAAAGAAGCTTGTAAGTACAACAGACTACAGCAAGATGAGAAAGTTTCTCACAACTGTTGATGTATTAGTGGGGCACAACATAACACGTTGGGACATACCACACCTAGAACGACTCCTCTCCATCACTATTACAGCAAAGATAGTTGATACATTAGCATTGAGTTGGTATTTAGAGCCTAAGCGTGTAATGCATGGCTTGGCTAACTGGGGGGAAGAGTTTGGCGTACCTAAACCACCTATAGATGATTGGGACAACCTAACTGTAGAGGAGTATGTACATAGGTGTGAGGAAGATGTTAAAATAAACACCTTACTGTGGGAGCGCTTCTGGAAACACCTGATGCTGCTATATGGCAGTGAAGAGGAAGCATGGCGTCTTATAGACTATTTGTCCTTTAAGATGGACTGTGCTAGGGAACAGGAGAAACATAGATGGAAGCTTGACGTAGATAGATGCGAGAACGTGCTTGAGAAGCTCTCTAAGGACAAAGAGGAGAAAATAGCTGGCTTACTACTGACTATGCCTAAAGTGGCTGAGAGAGCCTCTAAGAGCCCTCCTAAGAAGATGTATAAGAAAGATGGTAGTCTGAGTAGTTTAGGGATGCAATGGCAAGAGTTTTTGCTAGAAAATAATTTACCAGATACACACAGTGAGCCAATTGAGTATATTAAACGGCTCAAAGAACCCAACCCCAACTCTAATCCACAGCTTAAGTCTTGGTTGTATGGTCTAGGGTGGGAACCAGAAACATTCAAGTATGATAGGAACAAGGAGACAGGTGATGTACGAAAGATTGAACAGATTAATAAGCCGTTTGGAGCAGGGATATGTCCAAGCATTAAGCGTCTATATAGCAAGGAGCCCTCCTTGGAGCTTCTTGATGGACTCAGTGTTATCTCCCATCGTATCAGTATACTTAAGGGTTTTCTATCAGCTGTAGATGAAGAGGGCTATGTACAAGCACAAGTGCAAGGACTCACTAATACGCTTAGGTGGAAGCACAAAGTATGTGTCAACCTGCCGGGTATTGATAAGCCCTATGGTGATGACATACGTGGCTGCTTAATATGCCCAGAGGGTTATGTCCTTGTGGGCTCAGATATGTCTTCATTAGAGGACAGAACTAAACAACATTACATGTGGGACTTTGATCCTGACTATGTAAAGGAGATGATGACAGATGACTTCGATCC